GGCCAATTCTCCACGGCTTGGGTATCTACAGGGGTGGCTGGTTTGACTTTGTCTATCGCTACTGCAAGGCATGGAATCCACCTTGGGGCGGTCTGGATGTGTCTGGTGCATCCAACATCCCTGAACTCAAGGCTTTAGTCAAGCCCCACATGCTGCGCAGGAAGAAGGAAGACATCTTCATGGACTACAAGCAGCCACAGGTCAGCCTGGTGACCTTTGACCTGCCCGTAGACAAGCGCGAGCAATCCTTTGATGCCGATGCCTTGGTCGCCAATCCAAACGCCCTGATGGCCTTTGAGGGGCTTGCCGAGATCATGCGTGAGGCAGGCATGCGCAAGATCAAGGCGGCATCCGAATTCATCAGCGACCTGCTGCAATCCGGTGAGCCAATCGTGGTGTTTGCGCACCACAAGGATGTGGTTTTTGGGCTGGTGGAAGAACTCAAAGACCACAAGCCGGTGGTGGTGGTGGGCGACACGCCGAGTGCCAAGCGCACTGAGAACATTGCCGCATTCCAATCCGGCCAGACCAAGGTGATCGTGGGCAATATACAAAGTATGTCGGAGGGGGTTGACCTGAGTGCCGCCGACACGATTGTCTTTGTCGAATGCACATGGTCAACCTCTGCGCTCGAGCAGGCATCGAGCAGGGTGGAGAACATCAACAAGTCAGGGGTCAAGCCGGTGATCTACCTGCTGACCATCAGGGCATCACTCGACCACAATGTGCTGGCCAAGGTGCTCAAGAAGCAAAACATCGTTAATCAGATAATCTAAGGGTAAACACCTACGATTTAGTTGTTGCGTTACCGGAAACGCTGTTATAGTAGAGGCTCATAAACACAACGGAGCAAACGAAATGACCTACACAGAATTGACCGCAAAGCTGGTTTCCATTGAGAAAGCAACCGGCCTCTATCTTTCCGATACATGCGTGGATGCTGAAAACGCTACAAATCCAGACTGCGAAAAGTCTTTGTTTACTGCCGCAGTTAATGCAGCCGGTGAGCGTGCCGCAGATGCTGGCTACGACATCAATGTGTTGATCGGTGAAATCATTTACTAAAACCATGACCACCACACCCACGCAACGAGTGGCCGCACTGCGCCAGCGCCGAAAGGATGCTGGCCTTGTGCGAGTCGAGTACTACCTCACCAAGCCGCAGGCCGAGAAGGTCAAGGCACTCATCAGCAAATTAACTAAGCAAATGCAATGAAAGTACAAATAGGCGATGCCACTCTTTACCTTGGCGACTGCATGGACATCTTGCCAACGCTGGACAAGGTGGATGCGGTGATTACTGACCCGCCTTATGGGATTGGTGAAAGTGGTGGAGAAAAGAATCGGTACACGCACACGCGCTTTAAAACGCCAAAACACGAAGACGGCGGGTGGGACGCGGCAAGGCCTAGCAAAGGTGTCTTTGACGCTTTACAAGCCATGTCTCGCGTTTTCGTTTGTTGGGGAGGAAATTATTTTGCCGACTTCCTTCCTCCGTCAATGGGTTGGCTTTATTGGGATAAAAAGATTGGCGGAGACTTTAGCGATGGAGAGCTTGCATATACGAATCGGAAAAAGGCGCTCCGTTCTTTTTCGATGCATCCGTTTCAAGGATTGTCTGGTGGGAAAGACCGTCAACACCCAACACAAAAGCCCGTTGAGCTTATGCGCTGGTGCATAGAGCAAGCTGGCAACCCCGAAACCATCCTAGACCCCTTCATGGGTAGCGGAACAACAGGCGTAGCAGCTATCCAGCTTGGCCGCAAGTTCATTGGCATTGAGCGTGAGCCTAAATACTTTGACATTGCTGTTCAACGGATAACGCAAGCCTATGCACAGCGCAGTTTATTTGAGGGTGCAAATGGCATCAGCGCCAGTGACTTTAAGCAGCAACCATTAATTTAAAGGAGAAAGCTATGCAACACGAAACCAGAAAACACGCCCGACTCTCAGCATCCCGCATTGACCGCGTGATGTCTTGTCCAGGCTCATATCGGCTTGAAGAAAAAATGCCGTACCAAGAGGCCGGCGAGGCCGCTGCCATCGGCACGGCCATCCATGAGCTATCCGAAAAAATCCTGCGGGGCGAGGCAGTCAATCCCAAAGACCACCCAGACGATCACTTTGACATGGCCAACGAATACGCTGTCTTTGTCAACACGCTGGTGGAAAACCCACGCAAGCGCATGATCGAGGTCAATGTAGACGCCGGCCTCAAGACCCTGCACCAAGCCCTTGGCGGGACTGCTGACGCTGTGCTGGTGGATGGTGACCACCTTCATGTCGTGGATTTAAAGACCGGGCGAGTCTTGGTTGATGCCGAGAACAACAAGCAACTGCTGACCTACGCTCTTGGAGCTATGCGCATGTTGAATGCGCCTGCATCTATCACATGCACCATGCACATCTTCCAGCCCCGAGCCGGCCACAGCCAGTGGACAGTCTCAGGCACTGACCTGATCTCGCACGGCCATGACCTGCTGGCCGCTGCCAACCTCGCGCTGACCGATGACGCACCGACCAACCCGTCCACCAGCAATTGCAAGTACTGCAAGGCCAAGCCAATCTGCCCGTCCATGCGGCAGAAGGTGCAGGACAACGCACGCAAAGAGTTTGCAGATCTTGTGAAGCAGGTCGACAAGGACGACACGATTGCTGTGCCGCATGTCACCCCAGAAGACATTGAACTGGCGCAGCTTGCTGGGATGTGGTCTGAGGCAGTGCTGGAGTCAGCCAAGCGGCAGATCACCGAGGGGTCAACCATCCAAGGCTGGACACTGCGACCAGGGCGCAAGACCAAGTTCTGGAAGTCTGACGCCTTGGCCTACGAGGCGCTGAAGTCTTACCCGCAGGCATTCGACCTGAAGTCGCCATCGGCCATTGCCAAGCTGGACATCACTATCAGCGAAGACCTGATCGGTGAGAAGCACGCTGCTGCCAGCTTGGTTAAGGAGAAGCAGCAGTGAGATTCGGATCAGTCTGCTCCGGCATTGAGGCCGCATCTGTTGCTTGGCATCCATTGGGCTGGAAGGCCGCATGGTTGTCAGAGATTGAGCCATTCCCTTGCGCCGTCCTCAAACACCATTACCCTGATGTCCCCAACTTGGGCGACATGACCCTGCTGCCAGAACGCATTCTGTCCGGCGAGGTAGAAGCCCCAGACCTGTTCTGTGGCGGCACACCATGCCAAGCATTCAGCGTGGCCGGTCTTCGTAACTCTCTGGACGATGCCAGAGGTAATCTCTCACTCACTTTTGTAGGTATCGCAAATGCAATTGACCATGTTCGATCTGTTCGAGGAGATGCTCCAGCAATCATCTTCTGGGAAAATGTCCCAGGTGTCCTCTCCACAAAGGACAACGCCTTCGGTTGTTTCCTTGCAGCGCTTGCAGGGGAAAGTGATCCGGTCACCTGTCCAGACGGGAAGTGGTCAACCGCTGGTGTTGTTGTTGGACAAACGCGAACAGTCGCGTGGCGAGTCCTTGATGCCCAATATTTCGGAGTGGCCCAACGCCGCCGCCGTGTGTTCGTTATCGCAAGTGCTAGAAACGACTTCGATCCCGCAGAGATTCTTTTTGAGTTCGACAGCGTGCGCAGGGATATTGCGCCGAGCAGAGAAAAGGGGGAAGCAGCTGCCAGAAGCGCTGGAACGGGCGCTTCTGGCAGTAGCTGGCCTGCCGAAATAAGCAGCACACTAGACACAACCTTTGGCACAAAACAAGGTCTTGAGGATCAGCATGTCAATGCTGGTTGTCCCATGTTTGTGCCTGTGCAAACTTTTTCTACGCCAGCAATTGGTAGCATCAGAGAAGATGTATTGTCTTCTTGCATCACTAAAAATACAGGCGGTGGTGCAGAAACTCAAAATCCTGCATTTGTATTGCATCCCGTCTATGAGCTGCATAGCCAAGACAGCAGGGTGCGGGAATTGGGTGATGTCTGCACCACTGTATCTGCTACTTATGGATCAGGCGGCGGCAATGTGCCGATTACATTGGCGCAGCCTATTGCCCTTGCAGAAAACACCATTGGACGCAAGCCTGAGAACGGCGGCAACCATGATGGGTTTACTGAGGGCGGCCCGATGTACACATTGAATGCCATAGGTGTGCATGGGGTAGCGCAACCGATTGCTTACGCTTTAGACAGTCTGGCTAGCAACAGCATGAAAAGTGCCAACCCTGCAAGCGGGTGCAATGTGGTTGATGTTTCAAAGGCATTAGACACATCAAGGGGTCTTGATCCAAGTTGCAATCAAGGCGGTATGGCGGTGGCGCAGCCGATACCGCTTGACATGATGAATATAAGGGGAAGGCCATCTGATGATGGCAGAGCAAACCGCATTGGGCGTGGATATGGTGAAGTTGGTGATCCAATGTTTACCATTACCAAGGCTAATCATCATGCCGTGGCGCAGCCGGTGTATTCATTTATTCAAGCCTCAGCGCAAAAAAAGGCCACAAATTCTGTTTTAGAAGAATTGTCGAACACTTTGACAGCAACAGCAAACAACAATTTTGCAGGCGGCGTATCAATGGCCGTCAGAAGACTCACCCCTATTGAGTGCGAGCGCTTGCAGGGCTTCCCCGACAATTACACCGACATTAAGCTCAAGGGCAAACCAACGCCAGACGGGCCAAGATACAAGGCTTTGGGCAATTCTTGGGCTGTGCCGGTAGTAGCTTGGATCGGTAAGCGCATTGCCCAAAGATTAGAATCAACCTCCCAAAGAAAAACCCCTGACAGCGTGAACTGTCAGGGGTAACTGGATCACTCCAGAAGGAGAACAACTTGTCATCAACTGTGAGATTAACGACATGAGTATTTTACCAAAAGCAACGGCCACTGAGTTCACCAACTCAAAAGCCATTGCTGTCAAGCTGATTGAGCAGCATCCATCAGCAGTGTTCTGCACCTTTGCCACCACTGCTGATGGCAAGAAAATCCCATACAAGAAGTCCGGCCAAGGTGTAGCGCGTGACACTACACCTGACCAGCTTTACAGCGCATCAGAGGTGCAAGCGATGGATGCCGCGCCAGCCGGCAGCCATCTGGGCATCGTGATGCAGACCCCATCAATGTCCAGTGGCGCGTACCTTGTCTGCCTCGATGTGGACATGAAGCACTCAACAGGTGCAACGAATATCGCCATCAAACGCATGGCCGAGTGGGTCAAGCAGCAGGATCAACTCACGGAGGTAAGCGTCTCCGGACGGGGGCGGCATGTCTTCCTGTTCGTGGCTGATGAGGATCTGGACAAGATCAAGCCCAAGTACAAGCTGGGCGGCGGCCAAGAGATTGAGGTGTTCGGGCTGCCAACCTCACCAGGCAA